GCTTGATAAGGATGCGTTGATCCGCATTTTGACAGAGCCTCGTTTTCTGTGCTGCAAGTAATATGGCGGATAGCTGTCTTTTCTTGTGATTCTGTTCATGCCACTCTCCTTGATTTTTTCTTTCCGTGCCTGTAAAATTAATAGGTGAATGCGAAAGGAGTTGATGTTTTATGTCACAATTTTTGCATTTACTACGCTCCTTACGGATGGGATAAGTTTTATAAGTTTGCTTGTCATGACAAGTATTCTTGTAATCCCCCAGATCGTATTGCCGATGAGCATAGGGCCACGGTTCTATGTAATCCGCACTGTGGCAATGCGCGAGTTATGCGAACATCTCACAGAAATACGCGCTGGTAAGCGTATAACCCTTTGGCCAATGGGTTTGCCGGATGTGTAAGGTAAAAATTGCCTCCAGAGAGCGATCGTGTACCAGCACGGTCGCTTCTTTGCTTGCTGTTCATCCCATCACCCTTTCCAAGATACGGTCAAACAGCTCCTTTTGGCTTTTCTGCCCCTTCCAGTACGCCATGACGATGTTGTATTCCGCTGTTGAAAGGTCTTGCCCGCCATGCGTTTTTTGCAGCAGCATTGCCACCTGCTTTTTGTCGTTTTTCCATTCGCTTTGCTTTGTCATGCTCTCCCTCAATACTGCACCAGGCTGTCCAGAAAGCTTGCTTCCGCCTGGCTCCGCTGGGCATAGTTCAGCGCGGGGTTTGTGCTGCGCTTTGCCCCGTCGTCGTAGTTCCCCTCTTTGATCTTCTGCCAGTTGGCGGGCTTTAGAATCCAGTCAAACCCGCACTTCCAGCCCCCGGTTTTGCCCGTGAGAAAGCCGCTCCTGCTCCCCGCCTGGAATATCGCACGGAAGTCCTCCAGTGTGTTTCCCTCTGCAAGCCGTGCCTGGATCGCTCTTTTTCGCTGGTCTGTCAAATCCTGTACCTGCGGCAGGGCGGGGCAGGGTTCGTTGAACAAAGCCACCACTGCCTTGTAGTTCACTCGCTCCCCTTTGGGGGGTTGGGGGGGATCTTCTTTTGTTTTGTTTTTGTTTTGTTTATTTAATGGTTCCGCGTTGTGTTCGCTTTGTGTTCCGCCTTGTGTTTCAGGTTGTGTGCCGTCTTGTGTTTCGCTTTGTGTGTCATATTGGAACACAAGGCTGTTGATTGTATAGACAGAACAGGACTTTCCAGCCCGTTCCCGCCAGGTGATTGCGCCGATTTGTTTCAGTTTGTTTCTTGCCCTATATACGCCCGACCTGCTTAGGCCGGCTTCAAATTCAAGCATTTTAACCGGCACGGTAAATTCTCTTTGCCATCCGAAATCATTGTTGATGCCCATCAATGCGTACCAAAGCGCAATCTCGGATGCGTTCAATGAATTTATTTTCGCCAGATTACGAAACGCTCGAATCTCGCTGATATAGTTCATTTTCTGCCCCCTTAGAACGGCAGCTCGTTGTCCGTTATCTCTTCATATTCCGGGGCTTGCGTCTCTATCTTTCGGCTTAAAAACTCCACCTCGTCCGCGATGATCTCTGTGATCGTGCGCTTGTGCCCCTGCTTGTCCTCATAGCTGCGGTTCTGAAGGCTGCCGTGCACCCCTGCCTTGCTGCCCTTTGTCAGGTACTTTCCGCAGTTGTCCGCCAAGCCCCGCCAGCATACGACGTTGAAAAAGTCTGCCTGCTTTGCCCCGCTTTGGTCTGCGTACCGCCGCTGCACCGCAAGGGTAAACGTACACACCGGTATGCCGCTTTGTGTCTGCCGCATGTCCGGGTCTTTGGTCAGGTTCCCGATCAGCGTTGCTCTGTTCATGTTGCCTCCTCTGCATAGCTGCGTCCAAACAGTCTTTTGAAATCCAATTCCGGGTATCGCTGTTCAAACGCTCGTTGTCCTTCTTGTTCCAGTTTTCTGCGCAAGGCCCGGTTGAAATGCACCCCGCCGCACGGGCAGTGCGCGGTTGGCGGCTCGTTGTGCCAGTAATGATTGAGCCATACCTTCAAGCCGTACTGCTCTGACAGCTTTCGTCTGCCCTGTCCGTAAAAGATGTGGTGCTCTTCCAACCAGTCTGTGCGCCCGGACAGGTAGCACTCCTTTTCTGATTGCAGGATGGATTTCATCCCGCCTCCTGCCAGTTGTCCTTCAGCAGCGCGATCTGATCCGGCGGCCATGTTTCCAGGCCCATCTGTTTGCACTCGTCTACAATCCCGTCGATCAGGATGGACATTTCCCTGGTGTCATATTGAGACGAGCCCACCCAGAACCGATAGTGATAGAACACTTTGCCGTTCAGCACTGCCTTCCCTGCTTTCTCATGGTACGGGAACGCCCGCTCAAACTGCTTAACCTGATGCGCTTCCAAGCTGACCATGCCGCCCTGCCCGTAGCGTTTCAGCATCAAGAGGTACACCTCTTCCTTGCTGGTTCGCAGCGCGTCTGCGATCTCGCCGATCAGCTTCCAGCAGTATGCGTTGGCATCCAGGCTTCTTTTCTTTCTGTATTCCTTGATCTGCGCGGTGTAGGGCTTGTCCTTCCTGCTGAATACAAAGCTCTGGGCCGCGGGTTCGTACCCTTTTGCAATCTTCAGGCACAGCCAAATCCCGTCCTCCCACTTGCATTTCGCTGCTTCAAACTTCAATTCTGTCATTCGGCCACACCCCCTTCTTCAGACAGTTCGCCAAATATCTAAGCCGAGGTAAATACTCCTTTTCTATGAACTCTGCATCATAGGCCACAAAGTGTCTTGTGATTCGTGCTTTGTCTATGGCACAAAAGTAATTCTTGTAATCCTCTTCCATAAGGTGGTACGCATCAATCTCCAATGGTTTGTTAGCAGCGTACATTTCCACCTGTGCCTGCCGCCAGTAAGCGGTCGATACGCGGAACGGTTCTTTCCTGTAGGTTTTCACTTCATGGATGATGCGTTCATCCTCTCCGTCTAAATTGACACGTAGGCAGAGCGTTGGAATTTTAATTTGTCTATCCCGTGTCATAATGCCCAGTGCATCCAATATACGGTGCTCATACATCGTGCCTGCCTGCATGGGTACTGTATGGAGGTTGATTTTTGTGAGCCCTAGTTTTTCCGCCCAAAAGGTCTGAAAGGTTTTGGTATGCCATTGTCCCATGATTCGGTTGGTGTCTGATGCTCCAAACCATCCTGATCTGTCTTGGCTATGGATCATAGCTTTCTCAAGCTTCGTTCCATTTGGCTCAGCGTGGTAAAGTAGGAAAAATATCCCCGGAGGGTATCACCATCTGCAATGCCGATCTTCTGTGCTAAATCATCCAGAGAAAATCCGGTTTGCTGCATTTTGGCCGTAACGAGTTCCTCGATTCTCTTTTTAATGACCAATAGCGAGTGTTTGTTTTTGTTCGTCTGGAACTCGTCCACCTCGTCCTGTTCGTTTTCCTCACTTTTTACCCACAGATGAAACCCAAGTCCGGTATGGATCGCAATGCATTTGACAAACAGCCTTGTTTGGGCGTTCCATACGCGTTGTTGTGTTAGGCTGTTATCCTTGACAGGGGTTTTCCCGTTCATCAAAGGCCCTCGAAATTCCCATGTGTTGTCATCTACGTGTACGGTGACGCCGACCTCATAGCAACGGTTCGTAGGGTCGCCCTCTTTCCCGCCGCCAAAGACCTGATCGCTCATAAACAGTGAGCTGCCGTGCTCGTTGACTATCGGCTCAAAGTACACTGTTTCAGCGCCGTGCTCGTGCAACAGCTCCACGCACTTGGCCCAGTTTAGGTAATCCATACCGTCACGTTTTTTACAGTATTTCGTTACGTCTACCTTGACCAATTCACTGTACGGTTTCAGCATGCTGTTTCTCCTCTCTGCATTTTGGGCATACATACAAGCCCTCTTCTGTCCTTACTGCTTGTTCAATCTGTGTATGGCACACGTCGCACTCTATCCAGCATTCAAGCCACATGTCCTTCCCCCCATTCGTCCAGGATCACCCGCATGTCCGTCAGGTTGTCCTCTATCGCGCTTTCTTCGCCCCCCAGCACGTCCTGCAAAAGGTCGTACAAGGTATCCATATCCCGCCGTGTCAATCCGCGCTGTTCCATCGCGTGGAACCGTGTTTGTATCGTTTCCACGGTGTCCTGCTCCGCCTGTGCTTTGGCTTCCGCCTCTGCACAGTCTAAGCACAGCATGTCCAGCCCGGTAAAGTACGCCGTATCTCCCTCGTCCAGCTCTGCGCCGCATTTGTCGCATTGCCGCACGTTTGCCTGGATGCGTTCTCCAAACGGATCATTCCATATCGCCATGGTGTTCCTCCCATTCATGCGCCAATATCTTTTGGGCCAGTTCGCTTGCCATCCAATATATTTGTTCATAGGTGGTTCCTCCGTAGATCTCCCTGACCTTGCATTGGAAAGCCTCCAGACCCCCAAAAAAGCAGCCCATACGCACAAAGTATCCTTCTTGCGCTTTGAAAAAATATGCTTTCCTGCTTGCGCTTCCAATCCTGTCAAACGCTGTGTATATGCTGTCTGTCAGTCCTTCATGGCTGCACCACTTGCCAAAGCTGCACCACTCGCCAAAGCTGCAATGCGCGCCAAAGCTGCAACGTTCGCCAAAGCTGCAACGCTCGCCAAAGCTGCAACACTCGCCAAAGCTGCAACACTCGTCAAAGATACAGTCATTGTCAAACGCACAGCGTGCCGGGAGCTCCCGAACTGATTGATAGTCGCCGCTCGGGCATATGATATTTCCGTTTTCGTCTCTCTCGAACTTCTTAAGGTCCTCTTCTGTATATCTTTTCACTTGCGTGTTCTCCTTTTCTGTGCTATACTTTCAATAGATACAATCTCTTTGCCGCGTTTTGCAGCTTCTGTTGCTTGCGCGGTTTTTCTTTTGCTCGTTTTCATCCCATCACCGCCCATACTGTCCAGGCCGCCCAGCGGAACAGGGTAAACCCTATCGCCGTTCCTGCGAATATCCAGTAGAACCAGGCGTCGCTGTAGGTTTCAATCCTGCGTTTCATCACACTTGCCCTTTCTTTTTGTTTACATCTAGAAGTGCTTCAATATACTTTAACGATTCAGAAGAGCCTTCCTGTAATTTGAGGGTTTCTTCGATGATCGTTTTATTTAGGCTATAGATTGCTTTCGCCATTTCCAGCCAATTAAATTCACCGAATGCAATGTTTTTAGCGCCATCTTTTGTCTCAAACACAGCGATAATGTTTTTGCACTCTTTTAGGTCGAAATGATTTTCGCCATATTCGATAAATCCGTTGATTCTTTTTTCTATCATGCCTGTCCTTTCTTTTTGTTTGCTTCTCGCAAGTATCCTTGAATTTGTTTGTCCTTGCCGTACTGTGTGTTCGTTTTGTTCTGTGGAATCGTGATCCGTTTCTGCTTTGGTTTCGGATCGTAATATTCGTAGCTTGCCATTGTTTCCTTTCCGAAAGCCCACCTTGCGCGGCACTCCATATATATAGGTCGTCTGGATTTGCCTTAGTCAGACGTTTGTTTTTTGTTGGTATCTTGCAGGGTCGGAGTGCCGCTTAAGGCAGGCTCTCGTTTTGCTGTCATGCGCTCAGCTCGCAGCTGCATTGCGTACCGTTTTCCATCGGCGTGCCGCAATGCGGGCAGAGGGTGCGCTGCCGGTTTCGTTGCGCGCGCTTCAACCGCCGTTCATACCGCGCTTGCGTGCGCCGTACCATGTCCAAAAACCATTGCTGTGCCGTTGCGTAACCAAGTTCTTGCAGCATTTGCGGTTCCAGCCACTTGCAACACCATTCAGGCACACGGAAGGTCGCTTTGCGCTTAATCCTATGCCCGTCCTTCTTGGCGGTCTTAGACGCGCTCGTGCCGTCCAGACAGTGGATCAAGTCGATTTCCGGTTCCGTGTACAGGTCGAGCGGCTTGCATCCCATGGCTTGGCACATCGCACGTAACTG